CACAGGGTCAGGATCGACCTCAGAGCTGCCATATTTAAGAGGGTTGACTACGAACGGGTCTGACAGTTCTGTGACCACCAAGAACTCGCCATCGGTGGTCATAAAGTAACCATCTACCCAAACGAAATCCAGCACTACGCCCAAATCTGGGTCGGTAATCTGTTGGAGAGTGCCATCCCAGAGATACAGTCTGCCACCAGAGGCAATCCCAAGGTAATCAAAACTGTAATCAAAAGTCACCAGTTCTGTGACAGGTCCACCGACATCGCCAAGAACTGTGACCACGCCTTCGCTTGAAATCTCAACGAGCTTAGTCCCCATGACTCGATAAAGCTCACCACGCCAATTTATGCCGCCTCGGTCTGTGCCTGGTCCTGTGCCGTTAGAAACGATCCCATCGCCTGGGCGCAAATACCCAGAGCTGATCCCGCTTGCTGTTGGGACAGGCACAAGGTTGGTCGGGTAAGACGTTCTAAAGTCTGGCCCGTTGTCAGTAAAGATTCCGCTGAGGATAGGAATTTGCATTTATTTCTTAGCCTTGTTTCTAGCTGAGATTTTCTTGGCTTTTGCCTGTGCGTCTGCCTTGCTAGATGCGCCCCAAGCGTTAAGACTTAGCAGCAATCTAGTTGGCTTTGCGTCTTTGTACTCTGGCCCTTCGTTGCCACCCATACGAGCCAAGAAACTTGCTCGACGGGGATTGTCACCAGATTTAACAGGAGGCTTCAGATTCATGCCCTCGGCCTTCGCACTCGCACGACCCTTGGCATTCAAGCCACCCTTGGGGTTCTGTCCTTCCTTTCGAGTGTAAGCTGGGCTTTTCATCTGAATGCCTTAACCTTCGCTGCGACTTTCTTCGGCTGTTTAGCAAACTGCTTACCCTTTGCTGTCGATTCACGCTTGGCCTTGGTGGTGGCTGCGTACTCGGCTGGAGTCAGAGCCTTGATAGCCTTGGCTGGCAGATAACGCTCACCCGTCTCGGATGACTTCTTGCCAGACTTGGTGCGCCAATCCTGACTGCCCCAATCCTTTAGACTTTTCTGGGTTGCTTTCATTTATATCCGCCCCCCTTCTCTTTGTACTTCTTTGCTAAAAGTTGCGCCTTTCTTGCTGACCACTCACCCGCTGCCGTACCCTGCACAGCTGCACCCTTGATCTCCTCAAAAAGACGCTTTCGCATCGTTGGCTTCGTATAGTTGCCAGCTGCATTGACCGAGGATTTAGGCTTTGTGGCCATTAGGAAGTTACGCCTTTGATAACAGAGAAGTTAAATACTGGCTGCTCTGTGGTTGTGCCGCCTGTGGTGCGGAATGTTATTTTAAAACTTCCGCCTGCCACGTTTGTCACCATCAGATCATACAAGTCTGTTCCAGACTGTTGGTTCAAGATAATCACATCCGTTGAAGTCACGGTGCTATTTGTCACGGTGAATGTTGCGGCAACAGTTGTTCCCGCTGCGCTAAACAAAGTGATTGAACCGTTTGTCTTGTTGAGCGTCACGCCAGTTGTTCGGCTTGTACCCTGCGTAACAGTTCCACCAGACCCAGTTGCATATCCAATTCCAGCCGTACCTGTTGAGACAATCGTGCCTGTTGCTGTCAGGCTTGTGCCTGTGGCCACGCCAATTGCTGGTGTGACCAATGCTGGGCTTGTGAACGTGCCTGTGCTTACAGTTGGATTCGTGATGACTGGTGTGACAAGCGTTGGGGTTGTGTTAAACACCAACACGCCTGTGCCTGTCTCGTCAGTCATTGCTGTGCGTAGATTAGCACTCGTTGGGTTTGTTAAGAATGCCTGCACGCCAGCCGCAAAGACAGTCTCAGCGTTAATCTGATACCAAGAATTTGTTGGCTGATAGAACCTGATTGCTGTAGCTGACCCTGCTCCCAAAAATGATACGCCACCGTAAATTGCCGACGCACCATTCAGAGCAATCGTCAAAGATGTAATCTCTTGGGTGGTTGTAATCAATACAGTCGTACCATCAGGCACACCAGTATTCAATGGCAGCGTAATCGTGCCAGTTGCGAGCGTGCCAGCAGGCTGCAAGAGCATCCATTGATCGTTGCTGACAGGCGTTGGGACTGTGATGTTAAACCCAGAGCCTGGCACAAACAGATTGACCGATAGTGTCGGCGAGGCAAAGCTCTGTTGAAAGAAAGTCAGCAAACTGCCGATTGACGTTCTGCGAGCATCGCCATTATTTGGCGAATAAACGGGCAGCTGATCTCCGCTAGAAATCGGGCTGAGTAAGGGCAATTGATTGATGGTTGGCATGACTGTTCCTTAGTTGTATTCGATTGGACCGTCTGGACCAGCGTCCACAGGGAAATATGGTGGTCTGACAAACGGGTTGTCGTAGACTCGCCAAGGCTTGTTGCCTGCGCCAGATGGCATCGTGTTGGGCAGTTGCTTCTCAAGAGGATAAGTCGCACGCTGAAGCAGAATGTCATAGCCTTGCTTGGCCACAACCTTGGTCTCTGGCATCACAGTCTTGCCGTAACTTGGTGCAAGTCTGATACCCAACGAGCAGATAATCGCCTCATACGCTGAGTCAGGCACATTGGTCTCTTCGTCAATGCTGCCATCTTGTGGACTTGAGGGAATGGGATAGCCTAAGCGAATACCCTTACCGTTCCAATCGGCCATCATCGCATCAAGTCTGCGTCTGGCGGTCTCTAATTGCTCAGGCTGCAAGTCAAAGACATAGGATGCAAGCCCGATTTCTTCCAGCGCAGCTGTGATGAATTGCCTCTTGGAATAACCCATGTCAGCCTCCTAGTGCTGTTGCAATGAGCGAACTCAATTTCTTGTCTGACGTTCTACCATCGAATTTTATGCCAAGCTCACGGGCTTTGGCAGACATTTCTTCACGGGTCGGGGGCGCATCAGATTCGATCATGGATTCGGCAACCTCTGCCACCTCAACAATTTCAAACACCTCAACGGCCTCAACAGTCTCGACAGGCTCTCTTACTCGCACATTCATTGGCGATGGAAAGTGAACCTTGATGGCCTTGCGCTCAATCTGCGCCTGCTTCTTGGCTTTCTTCTTAGCCAGACGCACCTCACGCCAAGGGGAGCGAGGTGCATTCTTAATTATTGCTGCGGACTTAATCATTTCTTCTTTGCGGCTTTCTTGGCAGGCTTGTTCATGCTGTAAGCCATAGCCACGGCTTGCTTTTGGGGCTTGCCAGCTTTCATTTCTTTCTTGATAGTTTTGGACATCATATCGCCCATTTTCTTACCCATCATAGCGTTCTCCAAAAGAGGGCAGGCCCACGAATGTGAGCCTGCTTATTGCTTACGACAAACGATAAGACACAAAAGTGTCAGCAGCAGTCTTGCGAGTGCGCCACACAGCTGATGTCACAGTTGCCACAGCAGCAGTACCAACAATCGTGTGACTTGAGCCAGGCGATGTAACGGTGAAAGCACTTGGACCTGTGTTGATAACAGACCAATCAAACGAATCACCAATGGCGAACTCGCTTGCTGCGTCCACAATCGCACCAGTATCCAACGTTGCTGTTGTAGCTGCGGCTGTTGATGATGTCACGATACCCGAAAGGATCATGGCAGCAGTCAGCGTGCCTGTAGCATTCAACACGCCAGGTGCGCCTTGCGTTTGGAATTTGCCGCTGTCAGAAATGACAGGGTTTGTACCAACAGCATAAGCAGCACCAGATGCACCAGCCTGAATAATCACGTTGGTAGCATTGGTGAATGCGCTTGACACATAGGTGGTGTTCTCAACCACGCTCAACAGGTCATTAGCTTCAGGAAAGTTGGGGAAACCAACCTCTTGAAACACACTCGCTGGTGAGTATGCTTGAACGGCGATTTTCTCGCCTGCTGGCACGCGGACAGTTACTGTGCCTTGTGCAAAAACGATGTTATAGGACATGATTGTTTCCTTTAAGTAGTCTGGTTAAACAACAAGATACCAGACATTTCTGGCTGCTTATTGACCACGCCGAAAAGTGTATCGAGACGATACTTGGTCTTCATTGTGTTCACATCGTATTGCTTCTGCATCACCAGCTCGATGCCCTGATCTGTCGAGGCACGCATGACTGCGACACCAGCATCAGATGGGACAGCGTAACGACCAGGCAGAATCTCGAGAGCATCTTTCTGCCAGAAGCAGTTGATAGGTGCTGTGTCAAGGTTCAAACGAGTCATTGTTGCCGATGCGTTAGGAGTAACGATACAGTTCTGGTATTGCAGTTCTGCATCAGTTCCACCTTGAGCAGAGATGATCGGTGGTGTGATAACGACAGAAGTTGCATTGACCACTTGCACGACACGGAAAGTCTTGGCAAAGCCAGTACCCTGTTTCGTGATGTGATGAACAGCCTCAACGCCACCAATTTCAAACGGTGTGCCGACCAACAAGTCTGTGCTTGATGTCACGGTAATCGTCTGGAAACGGTTGTCAACGTTCTGTGTCTCACCAGTTACTGCTGTCTGGGTAGCTGTAGGAACGTAATAGTTGTTTGCACCAACCAAGGTTGACATTGTGGTGTTTGAACCAGTCGCACCAATCAAACGGTTTGCATAGTCAAGTTTGTATGTTTCGAAACCAGCAACCATACCAACGAAACTGCGCTCAAACGCATTGTTTGACTTGCTACCAGCGAAGCTGCGGGATGCAGTTCCTGATTGGCCAGTACCGCCAGCGATGTTGCCAGCCAGACCGTTATAGTCACGGCTTGACAAAGCCAAGTAGCGATCAAATGCCTGCACGCCCTGCTCGTTCATAATGCTGTCGCAAAGTGCGATGTCATCATAATCGCCTGCGGCTGTGTTGGTCGTAACAACCAATGAGCCTTGGGCAGCAGCCACGTTCATAATGGCGATGTTGATGTCAGAGGCAAGTTTCTGCTTTGCAGCTTCGCCCAAACGGTTCTCTTGCAGAGCATCACGCAACTCAAGAGCGTCCAGAATGAAAGGCACAGACTTTTGAAAGCCAAGTGTCGCTGGAACTGAGAGCTGTGTGTAAGCTGTGAAGTTACCTGTCTGATCCATACCATCATACGACTGAGCGATGTAAGGCTGGGGGCGATAAATAACGTTGTTGGTGCGTTCCATCATCGAGCTATCTGTGTTGTAGATAGACACGTTGCGGGACAAGACTAGAGCATCGTTGAAGCCTTCGAGGATGTCCTCGAATGCGACACGCTCTTCTTTCGAGAATGAGTTTGACATTTTAAAATCCTAATAAAAATTATTTGGGAGCTGATCGTTTCTGCGCTCTGTACTGGATGACTTTAGTCATGTTGCCAGTTCGAGCCGCTTCTTCTCGCAGCCGTTCTAAGGTTGAGTCTACCGCACCAGATGAGCGTCCTGTTCCTGACACGACTCGCTCTGGTGCGGGGGCTGCCCTTCGATTGGTCACTTTCAATTCCTTCTCCAGTTTCGCAACCGCAAAGGCAAACTTTACGGGATCAGTTAATTTCGCAAGCTCCGCAGTTTTCTTTGGATTCTTGCCGAGAGCGTACACAACGAGTGCGGGATTATCACAGCCTTGCAATACGACACCTTGCTGTGTGACGTTTAGAATCTGCTGAACTGTTTCTTCAGCATCTTCGTAATCACGGACTTTGAGTTCGGCTTTCGCTTTACCGTAATCATCCAACTTGGCTTGCCAGGCTTTCTGCTGTTGCTGCTCTGACTGCAAGGCTTGTTCAGCCTCACGATCATGCTCACGCTTGCGGTCATGCCATTGGTCAATTGCTTGCTCGAATCGATCAGAATCGTAGTCGTAATCCTCTAGCTTGGGCTTCGGTCCTAACGTCACAACTGGCTTGATCTCAGTTGTGGTGGCCGACAGCTTCGCCTCTAGTTCACGAATACGCCTTTCTTTTTCCCTATTCGTCTTACGCAGCTCACGCACCCATTCAGGCGCACGAACTTCCTCTTCGGCGGGGGGCGCATCCTCACCAATTGAGACAACAACCTCGTCCGACTCCGATTCTGACTCTTCAGATTCCAGATCAACTTCCTCTGCAACCTCAAGCTCTTCCACGAACTCTTCCTGATTCTCGTCTACTTCTGCCCTGTCATTCATAAACTGACCCCATTAAACTCACCCATTAAGGTTGGATGGATACCATTTTCTACATTTTAATCATTTCTTGCTATCTGACAACAGGTTGAATCTCCTGACCCTGTACTGCTTGTTGGGCGGCTTCAATCTCTGTCATCACCATGTTCTGCTGCTCGACTCCGGTCTTGGCGAGCGTCTCGGCTGTTTTAGCCTTAGACAATCCTGCGTCCGCCACAGTCTTAATAACGCTGGCTCTTGCCTGTGATGCCTTGGCTGTTGCCTCTTCTGCCGCTGCCTGTAGGAATACAGCCTGTGGGTCTTGTTGCTGACCACGCATCTGCTGCTCTTCCATAAGCATCTGAGCCTCTTGCTCTGTCGGTTTGACAACACCCAGGCGCAACAATTGCTTGCGAAAAAAGTCACGAACCTCGCCAATGCCTTCGCCTTCCATGTTCATCATGGCCATTGCTTGCAGAACTTGCTTGGTCTGTGGATCGTCAGTAATCGCCATCATGCCTGTCAGCGCGCGAACGGTTGCCGCACGCTTGCTGGAACTGGATGGGCCGACATCGACATTGACATCAAACTTGGCTCGGCTCAGGTCGTTTTCGAGGATAACTTCGCCAGTATCGGACACCATTGGTTTCATCAGCTCAACAGTATTGACATCCTCGGTGCGCCCGATAACCTTCATCTTGCGCCCTTCCTCCACATAGATGTCCTTTGCCATGCTCAACCAGATTTCTCCAGCACGCTTCATGCCTTTGGCAAAGTTGCTCATGTAGATGAACGTCTGCATATCGAGGCGGGTCTGGATCATCTCCACAGCCTTGCCTGAGATATTGCTCACCATCTTCTCACCCTGAGCAGAGCTGCCCAAGATTTCTTTCATATCCACTTCGGTGATCTGGAGCAATGCCGCCATCGCTGGTGGAATCTGTGCGCTGCGAGTGTAGGCAACAGGTCCGCCAGCTTGGGT